GTTGTAGTCGCTTCCATTTTCTATTGCACTCGCGCTTACAGTAACCTTTGTCGCGCCTGCTGGAATAACAGCTTTTTCGTCAGTAGCAAACTGAATGTATGCCCTGCCTGAAGCCGAGCAAACTGTTCCAGCATCAATAGTTATAGCTTCAGTCGTTGCTTGTGTAATCGAAAAAGTCAGCTCTCCGCTCGCTTTTGATGATGTCTTTCGCACAATTTCGCGAAGCTCGGCGTGATAGTCAAGATATTCGCCAGTCGCAGTTTGCACAAGTGCCTGCTTTAGCACATAATCACTGTGGCACAAAAGCGAATAAAGCTCGCTTGCGACAGCCTTAAATCTCGCACCAATATCGCCCATAAAATCTGCATTTTCGCCACATTCCTCAAAAAATGTGTTCTTCATAGTATCAAGTATATCATTGTATGTCGTTTTCAAGGTCCAAGCTCACCTGCCTTTCTTCATTATTAATAGTCAAGTCAAAAATCATACTGCCGTCTACAAGCTCGGCTTTTTTAACAAATACACCGTCGAGCGTGTCCACTGCCTGCCTTGCATACGCTAGCGCATATTCTGTTCTCGGCTCGTTTGCGATATTTTTCAAATGCGAGCCAAAATTCTTGTCAGGGTAAAACTTGCCCCTTTCGGCACTTAGAATTATTCTTACGCTCTGCAAAAGCTCGTCTATATAATCAACACTTTCAAGCGCAGTGCCATTTTGCGATTTAACATAATCGCCGTTAATGATTTTTTGTGTCAATTTTTAACCACCCCATTTTTGTCAATTACAAGCGAATTAATAGCAATCGTGCCATCGTTTTTCAGCACAATAGATGCGCCACCGACAGACGAGAGCCTGACCTCTCCGCTTTTGAGTGAGGACGGCGCATTTTTCGTACCTAGCGCAACCTGTCCGTCAGATGACGGAATGATGATTACCTCCTCGCCAACTGGAGGTGTGGACTCAAAGCCATACGGCGAATACGAGTTGATATGTCGAGAATTAACCGTTGCGCCAGCCTCAATTCCCTGCGATGAGGAAATCGTCACACTTCCACATTCGGCAACAGGAGACTGACTCCTTTCGGATATCATCTTGCTAATCCACATAAACAATCTCCCTCAAATCAATATTTTTTCTCATTTTCACATTTGTTCGCACACCCTTTGCATCAGACAAAAAGCAAAGCGATGACACGATATAATCGTCAAGCTTTCCAAACGTAGAACTCGTGTACGACACTATATCGCCAACACAAAGCTGTACGCTTGTGCCGAGCACGAGCTCCATTTGGTAATACGAAGCGCAAGCCGATTTGAGCGCGTTCGTCAGCGTATATTCTCTCTGCCAATCAGGGAGCGAAGCAAGGTTCTGCTTTTTTGACGTGCGTATTTTCCTATCGTCAGCAAATCTGCTTTTAATATGACGGTTGTAATCATCGGTGTTTAGCGCCTTGTAGTCAATTCGGCACAACGCATCACCGCGATTTATAATTCGCTTTTCGCTCATTATGTCCTGCGCGCTGATACTCTTTTTTTCGCCGTCGCCTGCAAGCGTAATGCAGTTCTCGGCATTTACGCGAATATGCTTTCCTGTTGCGCCATACACAAAATTGTTTATCGCGCCAAAGCACGACGTACCCTTGCTAACACTGTAGTCACTCTCGCAAAAAATATGGGGCAGTCGCCAATTAAATCCCAAATCCTTTGCGTTCGACATACAAAGTGACCTTGCAGACGGATTGATATATGTAAACGGTCTGGCTTCGTTGTCGGTCAGTATGCAAGCCGAAGAGCGCGCATACAAAAAGCATACGCAACCGCTATCATTAACCGTCTCACGCTGTGTATCGACATATCCGTTGAAGATTTTTTCGCTGGTGTTGAACACCTCAAGTCTGTACAGCTCTGTCATATTATCGCTCACAAAATACAGCCTCAAGCCGTCGCAAGGTGCGTCCTCGTCTGTGCTCAATTCGTAGGAAATAACGTTTTCAATCGGTATCGACTTATTGTCAGTGTCGAATGCTACGAATTTTAACTCAGCCATATTTTGTCTCCCTCACAAACCGAGAACAAGTCGCCGTAATCATTACGCTCGAACAATTCCTTGACGTCAAAGCCTGTTCTGTTAGCAACGTCATAAAGATTTTCGCCAGCTTTCGCGTAGGTATAGCCAAAGTCGAAAAGGTTATTTTTCTCGTCGCTCTCCTGCGTAAATTCAAAGCTGTAATCAATCTTGTCCTGACCTGCGTTATATGAAATATCGAGCTTTGTAAAAAATGCCCTCATTGGTGAAATGCTTGGCGCAAAAAGATACGAACTGCCCTTTGCAGTGAAAATGCGCATAAGCTCGTGCGCCCTCTCGCGTGCATTAGCACCGATAAAACAGCCATTTCCTGTTACAACGGCAGGCTCAAAGCAAACCTCTGTGCTCTTGCCAAAGCCAAACGGAATTGTCTTTGTCGCAACATTCTTGCTCAAATTCACCTTTAGCGAGGTAGGATTTGCCGTAAAAGTAAATCCGTTATAGCTCATTTTGATTAATTGCATCATTGTCTCCCTTCAATTATTTATCGCCACATTAATGTGCGAATACATATAAATAAAACGAACGTAGGGAACGGCGTCCTCGACGTTCCGCTTCGTAGGGGCGAGCATTGCTCGTCCGAATCAGGCGGATAATATCCGCCCCTACGAAATGTATAATTATTTATCATATCGTCTTGAATCCAGCATAATATAATCACTGACTTCCTGTGCTGTTTCAAGAGTAGTAGAATTTGTATCCTCCATTTGTATCATCTCCCTGCTGTATACGTCAGCGTACACGTTGCCGTGAGGGACGAAATACTATCGTCACTTGATATCTGCGATACGCTCACGGCACTTATCGTGTCATTAGCAACTGCATTGAGTATTCCTGCAATGACCTGCGACACAGCTGACGAGTCACAGCCTTGCGGTACAAAAACATCTGCTTTCAGCTCGTAACTGCCGTACAGCTCGTCACCACCGACACTGACGCTTTGCATATCTATTTTCCCAGCGTACACACCGACAATAGTCTTTGACGGTCTTGTCGGCTTAATCGCATATGGATATGCTTTAATTATCTTGACCTGCGCTAGCTCGTCACTGCTCTTTAGCACGTCGATAAATTCGTCTAGCTTCTTATCCAAATACATCTTCGTCCTCCTTGAAAATGTGCTTTAACACCCCTGTGTAAAACTGCACCGTGTCACCAACGACAACCCTTTCAGTCCTGACGAAAAAATAATCCTCACCTGCACAGCTCAAAATATCGTTCTCACCGAGAGCAGTAATATCACAAGTGGCAGGTCCTATGTAAATATAATAATCGTTATATGTCCTGCCTATTTTCGTCGCAGTGCTCTCAAATTTTGATTTACTCTTTCTCCATACCTGCTGTACGACAGCGAGGATATTTTCCTCACTGCCGTCAGATAGCTTCACGACACAGCTTTTGCCGAGCATTTGCAAATATTTTTCACATTCCTTGCTCTTGTCAATAGTTTTCATATCAAATACTCCTAAATTCAAAGCCGTTGTCACCTACCAAATCGCTCGCATCTGCAAGCGCGCTATAATAAATTTCGCGTGCAGTATTTACCGAGTCACTCTCGGTGATACTTACGTCGCCTGCTGTGAACGAGGTCACATTGCTTTCGCCTGCTTTCATAAGAGCGATTTCGTAATTTGTCTTTGCCGCAACAAGATAATCAAGTCTCACCCAGTCCGCCTCGTCGTGTATCTCGACGTTGCCGACGAGCATCAAATTCTTTTCGGCAAAGCTTCTATACCTTTCGACTTCGTCCTCGCTGTAATTTCCAATGAGCGAAAGCGAATTCAAAATATCGTCAATACTCATCATATCTCACTGCCTTTCAAAAGCGTTTAGCCCTGAACCTTGCAGATTGCATCATTAAAGATTTTTGAAAAGCCTACTGTTGATGTAACAGTTGCACGTTCAAGCTGGCGGTCAATCAGCTTGTCAAAATCTGTTGCAATGTCGCCGAACTGAACCTTTTCAACAGCGTATCTCTTGTCGAGACCGATAAGAAGATTTCCGTCAAAAATTGCAGGTGCTTTGACAAGCTGTGCACCGAGAGGTGTAATCATCTTGCCAGTAGCGTGGAAATTAAGACCTGCTACAGCGTCCTTGAACTCGTCGATATTGAGAAGTGTGCTAAACGCAATCGGACTAGCAACGAGAGTTGTCATCTCGTATGGTGACATTTCGCACCAGAGATTTACAATATCCTTGTATGTAATAGTGCCTGAAGCTGTAGGAGCGATTGAAGCAGTCTCGTTGTCATTAAGAAGCGAAATAAGATCAAACATCTGACATCTTGCGATGTATTCGCCAATTTGCTTGAGCGCAACAGTGAAAACGTCGAGCTTTTGGCTCTTGATAGCCTCGTATGATGCAACAAGCATCTTGCCACGCTTGTGTAGAGTAGTGAGTGTATCCTTTGTCTTGATAACAGTTTCAGGAATGAATGTACCCTCGTTTACGATACCGCTGTCGTTTACCTCGTCGTTAGTGTTGACACTCTCGATTGCTCTGT